ATGCAGACGAGAACCTGCCTGAACCAGACTGAACTTGCCGCGCGCTGGACGATTTCGGCGCGTACCCTCGAACGCTGGCGCTGGACCGGCGACGGCCCGGCCTTCCTGAAAATCGGCGGTCGCGTGGTCTACCGCCTCGAGGATGTGCTGGCCTATGAGCAGGCCCGCCAACGCCGCAGCACCGCCGAGCGGGGCGCGGCATGATGGCCCGTCATTCCGCTATCCGCGCAACAGGCGTCGTGTCGATCTTCGGCGCGGCTGGTCCGGCGCTCGATGAAATCGGGCTTTCGGCCTGGATCGCGCAGGCCGAACCCGGAGAGACGCTGGTCTACCATCGCGGCTTTCTCGCGGTCGACACCTTTGGCTCGGCCTCGCCTCTTTCGCCCGAACGCCGCTCAGCGCTGCGACGCACCGCCGATGCCGCCCTGCGCGCCGCCGAGCAGGACCTCGTCCACCTCGTTCAGGCCCGGATTGGGCCCGACCAGTTCGCCTACATTGCCGTCGCCCGGCGCAAGCCCCGCCAGGCCGTAGCGTCCCTCTCGGTGCGCCTGCTCGAGGCCGCCTGACCCCCATCCCCCAATACGGAGACTGAAATGCCTTTCCCCAACAACACGCCCGGCATCGACGAGTTGATCAACCTGCCGGTGGGCGAGATCGCCTTGCTGCCGGTGGACCTTCTGGCCGCCATGCAGCGCGAGATCGACGCGGCCGCCAAGCAGATGAAGGCCGTGACCGCGCGCTTCAACACCGCGCTCGAGGTGCGGTTTGCCACCCGCGCCGCCGAAGTGCGCAGCGCATCCGGCAAGGACACCGGCACCGTTCGCTTCGACGAGGGTGATTTCACCATCGTCGCCGATCTGCCCAAGCGGGTGGATTGGGATCAGGATCGGCTGGCCGCAATGGTCGAGCGCATCCGGGCCGCCGGGGATGACCCCGCCGAATATGTCGAGATCAGCTTCAAGGTGCCGGAGCGCAACTATGTCGCCTGGCCCGAGGCCATCCGTCAGGGCTTCGAGCCCGCACGCACGGTGCGGACCGGGACCCTGAAGGTCGAGATCCTCGCGCAAGGGGGTGCGCAGTGAGCCTGCCCATCATCACCGCCGACCAGCGGCTGGCTGAACCGCGCGGCATCAAGGGCTGTATCTTCGGCAAATCCGGCATCGGAAAGACCAGCCTCCTCTGGACGCTGGACCCCGCCCGCACGCTGTTCATGGATCTGGAGGCAGGCGATCTGGCCATCGAGGGTTGGCCGGGCGACAGCATTCGGCCGCGCACATGGGCAGAATGCCGGGACTTCGCGGTGTTCATCGGCGGCGCGAACCCCAGCCTGCGGGACGAACAACCCTACAGCCCGGCGCACCACGCCGCCGTCTGCCAGAAGTTCGGCGATCCCGCCGCTCTCGACCGGTACGACACCATCTTCGTTGACTCGATCACCGTCGCCGGGCGGCTGTGCTTTCAATGGTGCAAGGGCCAGCCCGAGGCGCTGTCGGAAAAGACCGGCAAGCCGGATGTGCGCGGCGCTTACGGGCTTCATGGCCGCGAAATGATCGCCTGTCTCACGCATCTGCAGCACACGCGGGCCAAGAATGTCTGGTTCGTCGGCATCCTTGACGAGAAGCTCGACGACTTCAATCGCAAGGTCTTTCAGCCGCAGATCGACGGATCGAAAACCGGGCTCGAACTGCCGGGGATCGTCGACGAAGTGATCACCATGGCGGAGTTGAAAGCCGAAGGTGGCGAACCCTACCGCGCCTTCGTCTGCCAGACCATCAACCCCTGGGGCTTTCCGGCCAAGGACCGCTCCGGCCGCCTCGGCCCGATCGAAGAACCGCACCTTGGCCGCCTGATGGCGAAGATCCGCAAGTCCGCCGCCCCGGCGACCGAACGGCTGACCTATCAGCCGCCCGTCGAGGCGATCACGCCCGAACACCCGCAATCCTGATCACAGAAGGAGGCACCCCATGGGGTCCTGGAACGATTTCAACGATGCGCAGAGCAATACCAACCTCATCCCGAAAGGCACGCTGGCCAAGGTGCGCCTGACCATCCGGCCGGGCGGCTTCGACGATGCCGCGCAGGGTTGGACCGGCGGCTATGCCACGCGCGGCTCGACTGGTGCTGTCTATCTGAACGGCGAGTTCACCGTCACCGAGGGCCAGTATGCCCGGCGCAAGATCTTCACCCTGATCGGGCTTTACAGCCCCAAGGGCCCGGATTGGGCGAACATGGGCCGCAGTCTCGTACGCGGCATGCTGAATTCGGCGCGCGGGATTTCCGACAAGGACCAGTCATCGCAGGCACAGTCGGCGCGCCGGATCAACGGGCTCAAGGATCTCGACGGGATCGAATTCCTTGCACGGATCGACGTTGGCACCGATGCCAGTGGCGACGACAAGAACGAAATTCGCAGCGCCGTGACGCCGGACCACCGGGATTACGCGCAGAACATGGGGCTGGCGCCGTCCTTCGCGGGGCAACCCGCCGCTGCGGCTGTCCAGCAACCTGCCGCGGCACCGCAGCCCTCGGCGGGCGTGCCCGGCCGTCCGTCCTGGGCGCAGTGAGGGTCTGAACCATGCGCCTTCGCCCCCGTCAAAACCTGTTCGTGGAGCGCAGCCTCGCTGCGCTCTGCGATCACGGCAACACCCTCAGCATCGCCTCGACGGGGTTCGGCAAGACGATCGCCCTGTCGGCGGTCGTCGCGAAGTCCCTCGAAGGGAGCGACGCCAAGGCCTGCATCCTTGCCCATCGCGACGAGTTGACCGCGCAGAACCGGACCAAGTTCGGTCGGGTCGCGCCTGAGATCACCAGCTCTGTGTTCGATGCCGAGACCAAGAGCTGGGCCGGGCGGGCGACCTTTGCCATGGTACCGACCCTTTCGCGACCCGCGAATCTTGCCGCGATGCCCACGCTCGACCTGCTGGTCATCGATGAGGCGCATCATGCGGTGGCCGACAGCTATCGCCGGATCGTTGACCATGTCCGGGGTGCCAATCCCGCCTGCCGGATCTTCGGCGTCACGGCCACGCCGAACCGGGGTGACCGCAAGGGGCTGCGCGAGATCTTCGACAATGTCGGCGATCAGGTCCGCCTGAGCGAGTTGATCGCCTCGGGCCATCTGGTGCCGCCGCGCACCTTCATCATCGACGTCGGCGTCCAGGAACAGCTGCGCGCCGTGCGCAAGACCGCCGCCGACTATGACATGACCGAGGTCGCGCAGATCATGAACCGCGCGCCGGTCACCGACGAGGTGGTCCGACACTGGCAGGAAAAGGCGCGCGAGCGGCCGACCGTGGTCTTCTGTTCCACCGTCGCCCATGCCGAAAACGTTGCCGCCGCCTTCAATGGCGGGGGAATTTCAGCGGCCGTCATCCATGGCGATCTCGATGCCGGCACGCGCCGCCGGATCCTCGCCGCCTATGCCTCGGGCGAAATCCGCGTCATCGTCAACGTGGCGGTGCTGACCGAGGGCTGGGATCATCCGCCCACCTCCTGCGTCGTGCTGCTGCGCCCCAGTTCCTACAAATCGACCATGATCCAGATGGTCGGCCGGGGCCTGCGCACGGTCGATCCCGAAGAACATCCCGGCATCGTCAAGACCGACTGCATCGTGCTGGATTTCGGGACATCGAGCCTGATCCACGGCACGCTGGAACAGGATGTCGATCTGGACGGCAAGACCGAGACGGGTGAGGCCCCCACCAAAACCTGCCCGGCCTGCGAAGCGGAGATCCCGCTCGCGGCCACCGAATGCCCACTTTGCGGCGAGGCATTCCCGCGCGAGATCGTCGAACGCGACGAAGGGCCGGACGCCACCCTGCTGTCGGGCTTCATCATGTCCGAGATCGACCTCCTGAAGCGATCGAGCTTCGCATGGGTCGATCTGTTCGGCGATGACGCGGCCCTGATGGCCAACGGCTTCAATGCCTGGGGCGGGATATTCTTTCTGGATGGCCGCTGGCACGCCGTCGGCGGATCGAAGGGCCGTGCACCTCGGCTTCTGGGCGTGGGCGAGCGGACGGTCTGCCTTGCGCAGGCCGATGACTGGCTGAACGAATACGAGACCGACGAGAGCGCGTTCAAGTCGAAGGGCTGGCTGAAGCAGGCGGCGACTGAAAAGCAGCTGCAATATCTGCCGCCCGCGTTTCGGCAGGACTACGGCCTCACCCGATATCGCGCCTCGGCGCTGATGACCTTCGGCTTCAACAAGCGCGAGATCCGCCAACTCGTCGGCCGCGCAAGCCCGGACATCGGGAGGGCGGCGTGAACCATGCCGCGCACATCGAGCGCCCACCCGAACCGGCTGCGGACCCCGCGCGTCACTGGCACCCGCGCCTTCAACCTTGCGCCGTTTGCCTGCGACCCGCGCAAGGCTTCGGCTTCTTCAACCCCGCCAAACCACGCCCCCGCAACCATCGCTGGTTCTGCTCGATGCCCTGCCAGGCGTGGTTTGCGGCCCGCCATCGCAAAGGACTGACCATGCAGGGAACCACCGAGGAAGAACGTCTCGCCATCGCGCTGGTGATGAAGCGGCTGGGCCAGACCATGGACCAGATCGGCTGGGACAAGCGGCTCCGTGATCTTACCGCCACTGACGTCACGGCGCTGATCGAGGAGGTGCTGGAAGGCTACGGGGCCGAGATGTCGCGCATCGCCGCATCATCGGAGGTGCCGTTTTGACACTGGATTTCAACCCGCGCCCCTCCATGGCCGACCGGATCAACACATTGGTCGACGCAGCACTGATTGCCGAGCGCGAGGCGACACCGCCCCGGACCTATCTCGGCGCGTCCCGGCTGGGGCATGCCTGCGAGCGCGCCTTGCAGTTCGAATTCGCGGGCGCGCCAAAGGACGAGGGCGCGGATTTCGGCGGCCAGACGCTCCGGATCTTCGAAATCGGCCATCAGCTCGAGGATCTGGCGATCCGCTGGCTGCGTGCGGCCGGGATCGACCTCTACACCCGCAAGGGCAATCGCCCTGATGGCGAGCAGTTCGGCTTTTCCGTCGCGGGCGGTCGCATTCGGGGCCATGTCGACGGGATCATTGCCAACGCCCCCGCAGTGCTGGGACTGCAAACCCCCGCGCTCTGGGAGTGCAAGACCATGAACGCCAAGAACTGGCGCGCCTGTGTCAAGGAAGGGGTCACGGTCTCCAAGCCAGTTTATGCCGCCCAGATCGCGATCTACCAAGCCTACATGGAAGCGACAGTGCCGGGCATCTCGGCCGCGCCCGCGTTGTTCACCGCGATCAACAAGGATACGGCCGAACTGCATCATGAGCTGGTGCCGTTTGATGCGGCCCTCGCGCAGCGCATGTCCGACCGCGCGGTGCGGATCCTTCAGGCCACCGATGCAGGCGAACTGTTGCCGCGCATCGCCGCCAGCCGCGACTTCTTCGAATGCCGCTTCTGCGTCCACGCAGGGCGGTGTTGGGGGTTGGCCGCGTGACCGACGATCCCATCGACCGATCTGATCCCGACCAGGACCCCGCCTTGGGCGACGACAGTCCGCTGAAAACGCCCAACGAGAACATTGTCCACTTCAATCCGTGGCGCGACTTCAACGACGCGGCCCCCATTTTCGACGTCTTCGGCGACGAGCCCGACCCCGCGCAGATCGCCCAGTTCATGCAGGTAGTCTTCGGCTATTGCGACGGCCTGATCCCGGTCCGCAGTTTCATCGACAAGGGCCAGGGGATCGATGGCCGCCCGCATAACGTCTGGATCGAGGCGAATGCCGAGACAGCGGACAAGATGGCGACCTTCGCGACATGGGCCTCGCGTGAGGGGGCGGCCGTCTATGTGATCCCCGGCACGGTCGCAGCCGCTGGTCAGGCCAAGGCCGCCGATATGCTGCAGATGCAGGCCGTCGTGGTGGATATCGACAGCGGCGACATCGCGATTAAGCGTGCCCATCTGGAGCGGCACCTCGGCCAGCCCACCCTGGTCGTGGAAAGCGGCGGCGTCACGCCCGAGGGTCAGCGCAAGTGTCATGTGTGGTGGAAGCTCAGCGAGCCCGCAGAAGGCGCTGACATCCGGCGAGTGTGCCGCCTGCGGGGGGACATTGCTGCCAAAGCGGGTGGCGACATGCATTTCCGCTCGGCCCATCAGCCGATCCGGGTGGCGGGCTCGGTTTATTATAAGAACGGGTTGAAAACGCAGGTCCGCATCGTGGCGCTGAACCCGACGCTGGAACGCGATCTGGGCGAGTTCATCGAGGCGGTTGCCGACATGCCGCCCGCGCCTGGCATCTCCCTGCAGCCCGATTTCAGCCACCCGGACAAGCCCGCCATGCGCGAGGTGCTGACTACGCCGGTGCGCGAGGGCGCGCAGGATGACTGGTCGCGTTTCGAGGGTGCCAGTGCAGCGATCGGGCATTTCATCCGCATGGTCCACGAGGGCCGGATGTCGAAGGATGAAGGCTGGGAAGGCATCTGCGGCTACAACGCTGCCATGCTCAGGCCCTCCTGGCCGGTCGAACGCCTGCAGCGCGAGTCCGAACGGCTGTGGGACCTGCACGTCCAGAAATACGGGCCACCCCTGATCCGGCTCGACAGCGCCGCCCCTGCGCCAGACGAGATGCCGGCCTTCACCTTGGGCGCGCTGCTGGATGACGTGAGCCCGATGCCCGAGGACATCATTGCCCCGCGCGTGCTGACACCGGGCGGCCTGCTGGTGCTGGGTGGTGCCCCCAAGGTCGGCAAGAGCGATCTCCTGATCAGCTGGCTCGTGCACATGGCCGCCGGGGTGCCTTTTCTCGGCTTCACCCCGCCACGCCCACTGCGGGTGTTCTACCTCCAGGCGGAAATCCAGTACCACTACCTGCGCGAGCGGATGAAGCAGATCGCGCTGCCGCCCTCTGTCATTGCGGCTGCACGTGACACGTTTGTGGCCACGCCCAAGCTGAAGATGCTGCTCGACAACGACGGCAGCGTGCGCGTGGCGCGCGCCATCCAGGCCGCGTTCCCGGACGCCCCGGTCGACATTATCTGCATCGACCCGATCCGCAACCTCTTCGACGGCGGACCGGATGGCGGCGGCGAAAACGACAACACCGCGATGATGTTCTTCCTGAAAGACCGGGTCGAGGTGCTGCGCGACTACGTCAATCCCGACTGTGGCGTGATCCTCGCACACCACACCAAGAAGCTCAGCAAGCTGCAGCTGAAGGATGATCCGTTTCTGGCGCTGTCCGGGGCCAGCGCGCTGCGCGGTTTCTACACCTCCGGCCTGATCCTGCATCGCCCCGACGAGGATGCGTCCGAGCGCAAGCTGGAGATCGAACTGCGCAATGGCCCGGCACTGCCGTCAAAGCTGATCGACAAGGTGCGCGGCCAATGGGTCGAGATCAACCCGATGAACGAACGGTTGGTCCGCGCCGAGGTGGGCGCGAAATACGATGCGGAGCGCATGCGCAAGCAGGAGGTGATCCTGTCCATCCTGCTCGACGAGGCGGCCGAAGGGCGGCTCTACACCACCAACCAGTTTGCAGAGGCCTTCGAGAACGCCGCCGGTCTTGGCGGCAAGGACACGATCAGGGACCGGATCGCGGTGCAGGCCACCAAGGGTGGCATCAAGTTCGTCCGCGACGGCGGCCCTTATGGGCTCGGGCCATCACGGTCGCGCTTCGGCTACCTCTGCGTCGAGGGGATGGTCATGCCCGTGGGCGGCGAGGAGGTCGATCCGGAGACCGGTGAGCTCACGTCCCTTCGCGTCGCCGTGCTGCCCACCCACTACAAGTCGCCACAGACCGGCGCGCTCCTGGAGGTCGAGAACCCGCATGTCTGGGTCTATCCGGAGGGGGACCGGCCATGATCTCCCCTGCAGATCGCTTTGCGTGCAACTGCGCACAGGCCAGTTTGAACCAGATTGGCGGGTTTGCCGAAACTGCCTCGCCATCCTCACGCAGGACCACGCAGGGGCCAGTTGTGACCAGTTTCGGCCCGCTTCCGAAACTGCCCCTGCAGGATTGCGCTGAAACCACAACGGTTACGCTGCAATCAGTTTCGGCTGGAACCGCCATTCCTGACCCCTCCAGACTTGAAATCACGTTCCAGAACAATGTGTTGGGCCATGTTTCCAGTTTAGGGGGTGAAACCACCCCCTACGGGGGTGGGGGAGAACGCCGCAGGCGGGTCCTCCCACTCCCACCCCCAGGGGGTTTCGCGCGCGTGGCCTGTCCTCGCCCCAAGACCCCGATCCGACGACAGCGGCCCGACCTGCCCGGGCACATGCCTGCCGTCGTTGCCCATCCCCAAAGCCAACCCGAAAAGGAGACCACGATGGCTGAACTGACTTCAACCACCCGCATGCGAGAGGCCATCCCCGACATGCCACTGGCATACCGCGCTGATCGCACCCTGCTGGCGCTCGACCTCGGCACCACGACAGGATGGGCGCTGCATGGCTGCGATGGCCTGATCACCAGCGGCACCGTGTCCTTTCGGCCGGGTCGGTTCGATGGTGGTGGTATGCGCTACCTGCGCTTCACCAACTGGCTGGGCGAGTTGGACCGTCTGTCCGGGCCCATTGCCACCATCTGGTTCGAGGAAGTCCGTCGTCACGCAGGCACTGACGCCGCCCACGTCTATGGCGGGCTGATGGCCACGCTGACCGCTTGGGCCGAATTGCGAGGCGTGCCGTATGAGGGCGTCCCGGTGGGCACAATCAAGCGCCACGCCACTGGCAAGGGCAACGCCGACAAGGAGGCGATGATCGCCGCAGCTCGGGCCCGTGGCTTCAGCCCCGCCGACGACAACGAGGCTGATGCCATCGCGATCCTGTTCTGGGCGCTCGAGACCAAGGGGGGCCTGCAATGAGCGGGATGCGGTTCACGCCGAAGGGCTATGGCGGCCATCGCCGCAATCCCGATGAGGTCAAGCGCGACGGCTGGCGCGAACAGGGCGTGCTTGCCGTCGCCATCGACGATCACCGCCTGACCTGGCCGGAGCGGGAACTGGTGCGCCAGCTCGGGGAGAAACTCTATGGCACCGCGATCGGCGGGCGGGAGGTGCAACGATGACTGTCTGGACCCCAACACTGGTCGAGGAACGGCTGGCCGAAGCCGCCTTCGTCCTGAAGCGTCTGCCTGAGCCCCGGCGGCAGGGCTACTTCAGCACCTGGCCTGCCATCGTCCAGAGCTTCGCCGACAAGGTGGGGCAGGAGCCGAAGCCCATGCGCGTGCTGCCGTCACCGCAGGCCATCAGCCGGATGGAGGAAACGCTGACCTGGACGGCCTGCCTCGAGCCGATCGACGGCAAGATCGTCTGGATGAAAGCGCATGGCGAACGCTGGAAGGAGATCTGCTGGGCCGTTGGTCTGCATCGCTCGGCAGCCCATCAACACTGGCAGTTCGGGATCTCTGTCATCGCGCTGACCCTCAACAAGCGGCGGTTTAACCGCAACCTGTCGAAGCAACGGGTAATCGAACTGGCCAGTGGCGCGTAACCCTGCGCGTCCCATGGGAAAGTGTCCGCCGGACAGTTTTCGCTGAGACAGAAACCATCTCCCGGGGGTATGAATTGGATATACTCGGGAGAGGCGCGTGTGGGAGACCGTCCGCGCAATCGGTCTCGGGATGGATGCCGTGGTGGACCCCAGAGTCCGAACCGGAGTCCAGCCGGGGCCAGATGACCGGACGATCCGCCAAGCCATTGTTTTCCGGTTCCTTTCGGGCTGAAAACGTATGCTGGCGGGCGAAGCGCGGCACATCGCTAGCGACAGGGCCGGATTTTTGGGAAGCCACCCCCTCGGGAAGCCACCCGAAAACGGCAGAGATAGCACGATAAAACAAGCACTTGGCTGGTGGACTCCGGGGTGGATACCGCTGGACTCCTGCAGCCGGTGAAATCCGGCGTGGACTCCACATCCGGGGTCCAGCCCGGAAGCCAGTCCAACCTTCAACAGGACACCCCATATGACCCTCAGCTTCGCCCCGGAGCGCATCGAGCAATGGCCGCTCGCGCGCTTGCAGCCTTATGCCCGCAATGCGAAGGCGCATGGCGCAGACCAGGTGGCGAAGATCGCAGCCAGCATGGCCGAGTTCGGCTGGACCGTGCCTTGCCTCGTGGCAGAGGATGGCGAGTTGATCGCGGGCCATGGCCGGGTGTTGGCGGCGACACAACTGGGGCTGACCGAAGCTCCGGTGATCGTGCTGGGGCATCTGACCGAGGCGCAGCGCCGGGCGTATCGCATCGCCGACAACAAACTGACAGAACTTGGGGCGTGGGACGAGGCGCTGCTGTCGGCGGAACTGAACGACCTCTTGGCCGAGGATTTCGACCTGTCGCTGGTCGGGTTCTCGGACGGCGAGTTGGACAAGCTGCTGGCCTTCGTGCCGGAAGCCGACGGTGAAGATGGTGGTGCCGGGGGCTCCGTGCCGCCGGTGACTATCCCCGAACCGCCGCGCAATCCTGCGTCGCGCACCGGCGATCTGTGGATCCTCGGCGACCACCGGCTCCTTTGCGGCGACAGCACCAGCGCGGCCGACGTGCGCCGTCTGATGAATGGTGAGCGGGCGATCCTGTTTGCGACCGACCCTCCGTATCTGGTGGACTACGACGGCTCGAACCATCCGACACGGAACAAGGATTGGTCGGCGTCCTACGGCACGACCTGGGATGACAGTTCGCAGGGAGCGGAACTCTACGATGGCTTCATCGCGGCGGCCGTGGCCGAGGCCATCGCCGACGATGCCGCCTGGTATTGCTGGCACGCCTCGCGCCGCCAGGCGATGCTGGAAGCCTGCTGGGAAAAGGCCGGGGCCTTCGTCCATCAGCAGATCATCTGGGTGAAGGATCGGGGCGTCCTGACCCGCTCCCATTACCTCTGGAAGCACGAGCCCTGCTTCATGGGCTGGCGCCGCCCGAACCGGCCCCCGAAGGTGGCCGAGGAAACCCTGCCATCGACCTGGGCGCTGCCCAGCTTTGCCAAGGATGAACGGCCCGACCATCCGACGCCGAAACCGCTCGACGCCTTCGGGATCCCGATGCGCCAGCATGTGGCGCGGGGCGGCCTGTGTTACGAGCCGTTCTCGGGCTCAGGTTCGCAGATCATGGCGGGCGAAGCCAATGGTCGCCGCGTCTTTGCGATGGAAATCAGCCCGGCCTACATCGATGTGGCCGTCGAACGCTGGCAAGCAGATACCGGCCAAGCAGCTATCCTCGACGGCGACGGTCGGACCTTCGCGCAAATCAGAACGGAGAGGTTGGGGGATGCCCCGGCCGAGCCCGAAACCCAACCCGAAGCTGCTGCGTGACATGCATGACCTGGCTTTACATCCCTCCGGACGAGATTCCGGAACCGGAGACGCATGCCTCTTCGGCCTCTCGCTCTGCTCCGGCGCCGGTGGCATCGACCTCGGGCTCACCATCGCCTTGCCCGGATATCGAACTGTGGGCCATGTCGAACGGGAAACCTTCGCCGCAGCCACTCTCGTGGCGCGGATGGAAGACGCGGCCCTGGATCACGCGCCTGTCTGGGACGACGTTGCCAGCTTCGACGGCCGCCCGTGGCGCGGCGCGGTGGACATCGTCACTGCGGGCTATCCGTGCCAACCGTTCTCCGTTGCGGGAAAGCGCCGGGGTGCGGACGACCCACGCCACCTCTGGCCGCATGTCGCCCGCATCATCGGCGAGGTCGAACCGCCCTTCGTGTTCCTCGAGAATGTCGCCCATCATCTCCGCCTCGGCTTCCCCGAAGTCGCCAGCGGACTGGTCGGCATGGGCTACCGCCTTGCGGCAGGCCTCTTCACGGCGGCGGAAGTCGGCGCGCCCCACAAGCGCGAACGGCTCTTCATCCTCGCCATCCGCGAGGGCGACAAGCTGGCCGACCCCACGCGCCTGCTCTGGCACCCGGTCGAGTGGCGGGAACCGGACCGAATTGCTGCGCCTGTGGCCGACGCCGAGGGCCAGCGCCAACGAGAACCGGCAGACGAAGCCGACGCCGTCACAGGTGGCGGGTCAGCACGGGATGAATCTTGCGACGACGGCCGCGATGTGGCCGACGCCGCAGACCGACAGCTTTCGGAGCCGGGGCGGCGACCGGCGCGACGAGAAGGGTCTGGACCGGATGGCGCGGGACTGGCCGACGCCGATGGCGCACGACGGATGCAAGCCGAGCGCGGGCAACCGGCGGACTGCGGACCTGACCCACGCGGCCGGGATGTGGATGACGCCGACGGCGCGGGATCACAAGGACGGGGCGACGACGCTGGCGAACACGCCGGTGAACGGCCTGCTTGGCCGCCAGGTCCTGGTGACGCCGATGGCTGGGCGCGATACCTCCGAGCCGCGCCGGACCTTGAACCCGCTGTTCGTCGAGGCGCTGATGGGCTGGCCCACCGGGTGG